ATCTTGCTGAGTTGAAGAGAGAACCATCATTTGTAGAGACTTCTGTTGTGTTGATATTTGCCTTGCTAGGTCCAAGGCCAGAAATAGATTTGATGAGGAAGCCCGATTGCTCAGGCCTCCCCAATTCAAGTTTAATACTATCGCCGAGATAGTTTGTTACGGTAATTGATTTAATCATACTTTCACCAACCCTTTCATCATTGAGAGCTGATTTTTAGTCTGTCTATAAATCTCGATTCGCGACAGTGCTTTAGGGGAATAGTTATATTGTGTGAATGTAAACGTGTTTCCGGTTCCCGACATATTCCCTCCATTTTGATTTACTTCTCCGGCCGTTCCGTTCATGTTCGCACTTATAGACATTGCTTGTGTTCTACTAAACAACGCATTCAGTCGACTTGTGCCAGACTCAACATCGGACAAATCTAATACAGGTCGAATTGTGGGTTGAGTGTCGATATCTCCGTTAATCACTTCAGAAATCTTGGAAATAGCATTTCTCAATCCATTCTTGGCCGCATCGGCAATTCCAGAACCTGCATCGTAAGATTTTGATTCGTAATCATCAAGAGCATTGACAAAACCCAAACCGAAAAAGCTACCGATTCCGTAACCAACCTTAGAAGGGGAGTTAATATCAAGCTCTCTCTGTGCTGCTCTCGCTGCTGCGGCTGCCATAGCTCTTGCTCTTGCTTCCGCTAAATAGGTATAAGCAGTGATACCGTTTGCAAAACCTTCGACAAGATACTTACCAACATTGTAGAAATCAGTGTATTTGTCTTTAATTGTCGTTAAACATCCGCTTATTATATCGGTAAATGTTATTCTAGAATTTTCATCCTGAGACTTTACACCGTCAATAAAATTAATCATGAGCGTACTGCCAGCTTGCTGAAATTTTGGAGCTGAAGAATTGATTGCTGCGAGCATCTTTGTTGACATATCATTAACTGATGAAGTAACCGTTGTTTGTTTGTCTGTTATACCCTTTGCAAAGCCCTCGCTTGTATACATACCAAGAGCCTCAAATTCTTTAGAAGGCGAATAAATGCCAAGGAAACTTTTTAATCCGTCTAAAGCATTTTTCCCAAGATTTTTAACAGAATCGACCACACTTTTAATACCAGCCGTTATACCGCCAACCAGCCCTTCGATCATGGCTCCGGCCAAATTACCCATAGCCTCACCGAGAACAGGAGTATTTGTACGTATAGCGTCAGCTAGTCCGTTGATAAAATCAATTATCATTTTGAATCCGGCATCAACAATTCTTGGTGTTTCCTGCCCAATAGCCGTTAAAAATGCCACGACAATGTCTACACCGGCAGATACTATATCAGGAATTCCTTCGGCAATACCCCTTAGAAATTCGGAAATGATTTTAAGTGCTACAACAACCACGTCCATGATATGAGAAGCAACACCGTCGAGAATACCTATAAGAAGACGCATACCAGCATCCACCATTTCAGGCATACTATTTGATATGACATTGACTAATGCTATTATGCCTTCACCAAACATCTTTAGAGCCGTTGGTATTAAACCTATAAGAGCTGTTACGAGCGCTACTAATGCCACTGTTCCAGCAGTGCCAGCTACCGCTAAGGCCGATAATCCTGCCGCCAATGCTAATATACCACCACCAATAGCCGCAACGCCTACACCCAATAGAGCGATAGCTGCGGCCAACCCTAATATAGCTGGGATTGCTGGCGTTAATAATATTGCAGCTGAGCCAATAACTGTAAATGCTCCAGCTAATCCAAGCAAAGCTATTCCGATCTGCGCTAAAGACATTGATCCAATCGTTTTTAATGCTCCAGCTAATATATTAATTGATATAGCAAGAATTGAAAATGCTAAAGAATCGGCCATGGAACTTGTTTTTCCTAACATAACAAACGCGGCTATAATAACTCCTAAAGAAACGGTTAACGCTGTTAAACTCTTTGCTATCCCTTGCCAAGATATACCGCCTAATACTTTCAACGCCTGTGCCAGAATCATCATAGCGCCAGCAACGTCTAGCAAAGCGAGTGATTGTATGAATATGTTTTTAGGTAGTGCTATGAGAGCCAATGTCACAATAGCAAGAGCTGAGCCTAAGGATATCAATCCTCTGCTCATTTCTTCCCATGACATATTACCCATCTTTATAATAGCAGCTGCAAATAGGTTCATAGCAACACCAAGAATAGTTAAACTAGCGGCTGTTGCGATTACATTTTTAGCATTACCGGCAACATTTATAAATATCGCAATAGAAGTTAACATAACCGCAAGTCCGGAAAGCCCTTTAACCAAATTACCAAGATTAATACTACTTAATTTCTTTACTGCATCGGCTAAGACAGTTATAGCAGCTGCTAAAAGTAGAATTCCAACACTTTTTATTGCTCCCATTCCACTCAGATCAGCAACCTTCATAAATAACACTAACTCAGCCATTAAGACACCGACTCCAACTAATCCTTTAGCCAAGTCGGCAAGATCTAGACCCCCTAACTGTTTTACAGCTTGGGTAAGAATTAATATTGCAGTCCCAAATATAACAAAACCAACTGACGCTGCTATTAAGCTTTTAGAACTGGTTTCTAGTAATTTTGTTGCTCCTACTAATATACCAGTCAAACCAGCTATAGCAGCAAGACCTTTTGCTACTCCATTCCAATCAAGACTAGATAATTTCTTCATTGCCGATGCAAGTATAAGAACTGCTACAGATAAACCTATCATTCCAGTTGTGAGTTTTGTCGCCACTAAAAAACCACTAGGTCCAGTAAGAGTGCTAAACGCTGACATAGCAGCAAAAAGTTCTACAAACATCACCGTCATAGCACCTAACGAAACTGTAAGTTTTTCGGAATCTATCAATGATATAGTTAACAAAGCGGCTGCTAATATGCCAATAGATATGGCAATTTTTAACAATACACCTGCTTTTAATTGTGATTGATAAGCTTCTAAACAACCTCTAACTCCATCAAAGATACCGGTAATACCAGATAAGAATCCTCCAGCACTATCTGTTATTTTGGTTAGTGAATCTATGAACTTTTTAATTCCATATAATATTGTAGCAAATAAGCCGCTGTTTATTAAATCAAATATAGAATTGAAATTAGAATCATTTAATGATTTAAATATACTGGCACTCAATCCACTAAGTATCTCACCGATTGTAGATGCTAGATTGTAGAAGAAAGAAAGGAAACTTTTAAAAGCTTCACCCAGTTTAATTAAGGGCTGAAATCTTTTTTCTATTTGTCCAGTGAACTCGTCAATACCACTCATGTCTGGTACCCTGACAGCTTTAAACGCATTTGCTATCAAATCAGTAAACATTACAATTCCTTCTGCAACTGGTTTTAAGACTTTACCAACATTTTGAATTGCGACGTTGAATGTATCCGAAGACTTTAATGCATCACGAATAGCAACTATAAAATCTCCAATACCTCCGGTTACCGAAAGAAAACCACCAGTAACTGGAAATAATGTTTTAACAAGAGAAAGAAGACCTCCAACGATTGCTGTTAAAGCCATCTTACCAATATCAAGAAGAGCGAAGAAACCTTTGAATGTGTCTTTAATATTTTTAGCAGTTTCGTCTCCTATTTTCAACTTCTCCGTAAACTCTTTTAGTCCATTGGTCAAGGAAAATAATTGTTCACTTGTTGTTGGAGGAAAGATGTCTCGAAAAGCTTCTTGAATGGGTTTAATTACTTTTCCAAGGGCTTCAAACGTATTTCTAAAAGCCTCAATTACATCAGTTCTGCCACCAAGGTCTTTCCACCCCTGAAGAAGTGCGTTTCTAGCATCTGCTGATTTGTTAATAAGTCCACCAAATACATCGCTTATTTCAGTGAGTAGTGCCTTAGCCTCTTCAAAGTCACCAACAATAATCTCCCAGCTCCGAGTCCATCCAGATTGAGCCGCTTCTTTAAGAGTGTCAAATAATTGAGTAAAAGTCTTAACTTTCGTAGCAGCATCATTAGCAGTTTGCCCCATTTTGATTATGGATTTAATCTGTTCATCTGTATAACCCATAGTTCGAAGTTGATCTTCATTAAGATCGCCCGTAAACTTAGCAAGGGTTTCTGTTAGAATCTCAGAAGTAAGCCAACCTTTTTGTAGTGTTTCACGGAAACTACCCTCATCTTTAATCATCTGATCAATAGCAATACCATGAACGCGAGCAGTTTCTTTCAAAGCATCCTGAAATACCTGACCGCCCATACCGGCATTTACAACCGAGTTCCAGTCTTGAAGTTTTACAGTACCAGCTGCTAATGCCTGTGATAATTGATACATAGCCGTACTTGCCTGTTGACTTGTTGAGCCAGAGACGGCAGCCAAGTTGGCAATACCTTTGATAGCCTGAACAGAAGTATTTAAATCGACACCGGCGGCTGTGAATGTGCCGATATTACGAGTCATCTCAGTAAAATTATAAATAGTCTTATCGGCATATTCATTTAGCTCATCTAACGCAGAATTAACCTGTTCAAGCGTTGTGCCTTTTGAGGAGGTATTCGCCAAAATAGTTTGAATAGCATTGATTTGAGTTTCATATTCCTGAAAACCAAGTTTAATAGGGTCTATTGTAAGCGAGGAAACAAGTTGCTTTCCGGCATTAATCGCGGAATTTGTTATATTAGCTAGAGCTGTAACCGCCATAACCTCTAAAGCAGAGAATTTAGCATGTACAGTCTGAACGGCGCTACTAAGTCCTGACATATCACAGTTTTTAGCAGCATTGCTTACATTCTCTAAACCCTTAGAAGCTCCGGTAAGATTTAAACTTTGTTTAAGTTTGTCAAGAGTTGACATAGAAGTTTTGACATTCGCTTCAAACTGCTTGTTGTCAAACCGCATTTCGACAACTCTTTGATCAATTGTTGTGCTCATAGCTTAGCAACCTCCTTCCACGCAGAATTTGCAATTTTATCAAAAATAGGCTGGATGGCAGGATTGATGTAATCTCGACCCTGTACCCAGCCACCATTTCGAGTTCCATGTCCATATTGCAAAATAATTGCTATAGGAACTCCATTTTGAATATTTGAATTGTAAAAAGTGATTGAAACTGACCCGTTCTTATGTATAATCTTGTAGTACCAAGAATTAGCAGTTTGTCCGGAGTCGATAGGTGTTGCAGACGCAAGGGCGGCTACTCCCTCTCGACCATACTTGTCAAGATCTCCAAAACGAACGGCCTCTTTTGCTTTTTCCAAGAAACGTGTCAGTTTAGAGAAGTCGCCTTTTTGTCTGAAACTTATCATATGGATTCTCCTTAACTCAGTTTAGTAGCATAATCAAGGCTGATCCAGCCAGCTCCAGATTTGAGCTTACCCCAGCCTTTTGTAGATCCTGTCCCTTCGGACTCGGCTACAATAGTGAAAACGCCTTTTCCAGTGTATTTTCCAGTTTTAGCGTAATTAGTTCCAGGACCTTTGCGAATATTTAAATCTGAAATAGTTACATTGACACGATAAGGTTCAAATTTATCCGTTTGAACCGTTGTAGCATCATTAACCCCAAGCCGTTTATTAACTTCCGCTGCGATTTCAGGATGCTTATTGTAGAGATATGTCCCGGGACAAGACTTATTCGCGAACCATCTATGGACTGTCATGTTTTGTTTATCAACCTTACCAATAAGCGACTTATCGCCTTTCCAAAGAAGCTTCTTAATGCCGTTTCTCTTACAAATATCAGTAACCAGATCAAGAAGAGCAGCATAAGCTTTATCATTTACTGCATATGGTTCTGTTGTATCTGATGCTACTTCTATGGTAATAGCACGGTTATCGTTTTTCGCATTCGAAGAGCACCAGGAACGGTCTTTTTCTTCGACATACATTCCGATCCGACCGTCAGACCCAATACCATAGTTAGAAGATGCCTTACGAGAAGCAGATGCAAAAATATCGCCTAGAGTCTCCACTGAGCATTGACCGACAACGCAATGAATTGTAATGGTGTCAATTTTATGGTTCCTTGGACTGGTCTTGTTTGGGCTAATTTTGGTATAACTAACCAAAG